TTTTATAATTGAACTTTTCTTTGGAGTATAGTTTAATTCTTTCAGCAGCATGATCCAGTGTGTAGTTACGAGACTTCTTCCAATGAAGGTCATCGGCAATATCAAATACCTTTGTGGCGACTCCATTATCGGACTTACGCAAGCCACGTCCGATGGACTGAAGCACACGAATCTGAGATTTTGAAGGAGAAGCAAACACGATGTTGTGTAGGTTTCTTATATTTATACCTGTGGAAAATGTACCCATGGAAGCCACAATGATTGCGTCCTTCTCACCTTCAGTAATGGCACGGATGCGTTCACGCTCATCGGTATCCACACTTCCAGAAACAAAGAATAGCTTACGAGTGCGGCGTGGCATTTCATTCAGCCTTTCATTAATCATCTCATAGAGAGGCTTCCCATGTTTCTCAACATAGTTGTAAAGTACAAGAGTGTTACCTTCCTGAGCAAGAGCCAGGTTCCGAATGAATTTATTCCGAGCCTCATTTGCAACAATAAAGTCAATTTCTGCTTGATAGTCAAACTGCTTTGCTGCTTGGCATACCTCATCACTGTATTTCAGTAACAGCACGGAAATGTCAAGGTCGGAAAGAGCATTCTGTTCAATAAGTTCCTTTGTGGTAGTTACCTTATAGACGGGACCAAAGAGACCTTCAAGGACCAACTTATGTGTCTGAGTCCCGTCCAGTGTACCAGTGGTACCAATACGGAACTTTGCATCTCTGAGTTTCTCCATGATCGAAGCCAATGACTTAGCTTTAAAGTTGTGCGCCTCGTCTCCCATCACCATACCGTAAGGTTCAAACCACGTGGCTTGCATTTTATAGATGGACTGCCATGTAGTAATAATGACGCGTTGACTAATGTTGATTTTCTCCTTACCCGAATAGATTCTATGGCAGGTTTCCTCGACGCTCCACGATTCTTCAAGTGTTGCGTAGTCGGCAAAGTCTTTGTACATCTGTTCCACAAGGGAAGTTGTAGGTACAATTAGCAATACTTTCTTATTGTATTTAGAAAGGTACCAACGGATCAGCACATAGATAATGAGTGACTTACCAGAAGCCGTCGGGCTCAACAAAAGTGTCTTCCAATGGCGAAGTGCGTGTGCAATAGCTTCGACCTGGTAATCACGAGGCTCAATAGACTTACCGTGAGCATAGAGATTCAGGTTGGCAATAAATTCGGCAAGCTCATTTGGTTCAATGAGTTCCTGCGTATGAGGTAGCCCGTAGTAAGGATCATCAACATACTCAATCTCACACTTACGAGTCTCCGCAAACTCTTTGATGTACGGCAGAAGACCGCCGTAGATGGTCTTTAGGCGAGCGTCAAAAAGCCGAATCTTTCCGTCCCAAAACTTGTTTTTGTAGGCTGGCATGAACTTATAGCCAGGAACAAAAAAGGTAAAGAATTCGGATAACTCATTCGCGATTGATGGTTCGCACTCGATATGGATATACACCTCATTCTTTTTGCGGATTTTAAGAATGTCGGACATATTAACCTCCGGATGTGAAGCGCCGCCAATCAATCATGTTCTTGATATGGGTATGGCGCCAGCGGAGTGTACCCATGATTTCTTCAAGGGTTTCCACCAGTGTCTTAAGGTAAATGATTTTTTCTTCCGACTTCTGAAGTTCGGTATCCGAGTTAAAGTAATACTCAAGGTCCGACTTCATGATTTTAAGCCCATTGAATGGGTCATATGGCCAACCGCGGACGGTCATTTCTTCTTGCGTCATCTTGCCATTGAAGTAGAGCCATTTGTCCTTGAGAAGGATTTTCTGGTCAAGCTCTTTCTTCTTGAGTTGCAGCTTCGTGATTGAGATTAGCTCAAGGTACTTTGCGTGGACCTTAGCCGTCTTCTGCGAAGCCTCGTCGAGATTCATTTCATCAATCTCGGCATCTTTTTTCCACATTACCAATAGGTCATCAAGGTTTATCATAATATAGTATTATTTATCCTATCCTAGATCAGATGAATTCAAAGTAGGTATATCTAAATGAAGCATCAACGCTCACGTATTCAACATCGGTAGTCTGAGTATGAAATTCAATGGCACCGATGCTTGTGGGAAATGCATCAACATAACGAATACGCTTGTTTGGGTTATTGCTTGATGTAAGGATATGGAGAATCATATCGGCAGACTTCCGTTTGCTCTCTTCGGCATTGTTACGAATCCAATTGTACAGTTCAAGGTAATTTTCCATGTTCTCAGAGACAATGAAACGCATATCAAATGATGCGTAGTCCAAACGGTCTCCTGGAGTGTACATCTGTTGATTGCGGAAGGGAGTTGATACCTCGCCGAGGCTGAGAGCCGGAATGGATGTAACCGTGCAAAAATACTCAAGGTTTGCAAATTCATTTGCATTGATGCTTACCTTAAACCCTGTTGGTGAAAGGTAGTTTTTGTTCTGAGTAAGGTTATTCATACAAGTATTTATAAACTAAAAAGGGGAGCCCTTTCGGACTCCCCTCTTTAAAAACCGGTATCAATCAAGATACCGAGACTGATTAGCCATTGTCAAGGAGACCAGAGACACCGAAGATACGGAAGTATCTGTTGGCGCGATTGGTTCCGGTGCCGTTGCTGATGTCGGAGACATTAGTTTCAGCGAATGGATTTGCGACCATGCCGTAACGGGTTTTGAATCCGATACGTGGTTGGAAGTCAGATTGACCGACTGCACGTACCATGGTGAGTGGAACGTATGGTGCGTAGAACATACCTGCGTCATACGGATTGGTACCACGGTAACCGCTGGTGACGTAGTCAACAGTGGCATATGGATCAATGTAGACCTTGGTACGACCGTTGAGAACGCCAGCAAAGGTATTGCCGGTATCGTCAACTTCGAGGCTGGTGCTGAGTGCTGGAGCGTAGTCGAGTACGCCTGCAGCTGCGAGTGCGGTAGCAACATCCGAAGAGCAGAGGATGAAGTTACCCTTGCCACGACGTGTTTCTTTTGCGATAACATTCGCTTCGCGTTCGATTTGAACAAGAAGACCCTTGAAGCGTTCAACGTTCCAACGACCATCAGAGTCGGTGAGGAGGTTGAAGTTACCCTTTGTGGCAACGTTTGCTTGTTGTGCACCGAGCTTGGCTTTTACATTGATCGTGCGGATAACTTCGCGGTTGATTTCCGCGAGGATTTCAGCAGAGAGGATGTTAGCGAGCTCAGATTCTGCATCAAGACCGTGGACGGCCTTGAGGTCTTGAGCAAGTTCCATGGTGTATTCAGCCTTCAGAGCGCGGGTCTTAGCGGTAACGGTTTGTTTCTCGATTGAGAAAGCCATTTCGCCGAATGAACCTGCACCGGAAGAACCTGAACCGAGACCTTCAGCAACGCTGGTGGCCATAGCGGTACCAACAGCGAATGTGTCGGAAACGGTATCGGTATCGCTGTCTGCACCTGTTCCACCTTTAGCAGATGGGAGAGATGAAGAATCGCCGCCGCTGGTGCCGGTGCCAGCAAATGCTGAATCGGCTTCGTTGAAGAGAGCTTCAGTTCCACCTTGTGAGGTGTACTTGCTCTTCATAGCGAAGATCAGGCCGGTTGGTCCGCTCATTGGTTGAACGCCAGCGATGTCGTAGGCGATCAGATTTGGCATGCTACGACGAACAAGGCTAATGAGGATTGGATCCCAGTTAGCGATGTTGCCTGTGCCACCGGTGGTAGCATTAGCAGCGGTCTCATTGAGACCTTGGAAAGACGACTGAGCGCGTTCTTCACGGAGTGCTTTTTCTTGATTTTCAAGAATGCACGCTGTAACTGAACGGCGGTAGTTATCTTTGATTGATGGGAGATCCTTATGGTTGATGATAGGATTCCACTTTTCTTGGAGTTTTTCTGAGTTGAACATGTGAGTTAAGTCCTTTAGTTAGGAGTTAAATTGTTTATGACTTGAGTGTGCGGGTAATTGCTGAAGAATATGCTGCCATTACGGGAGTCAGTTCAGTTTCCTGTTCTGATTCATTGAGTACGGCGGTTTCTACTTCATTTTCTTTGGACTTCTTAACAATCTTGCGGAAGTAAGATTCTTTGACGGACTGAACCTTTTTTGTGAAAGATTCGGCGTCTTCAAAATCAATACCTTCTGACAGACTGGTGAGCTTGACTGCTTCTGTTGAAGCAAGACCGACTGAAGCCTCAGCAAGGATCTGGTTGCGCTTGAGGGCGTTTACAGACTCATTGAGTTTCATGTTGGATTCGGTTGCCTTCATCAGCTGTTCTTCAAGGGAAGCAACATTCTTATTGAGTGTATCAACAAGATTTTCCTTGCCTTCTGGAACTTCGATGTAGCTTTCAGTAAACACATTCTTCAATGCGTTAATGAAATTTTCGGCGATTTCGGTGCGTAGACCAGATTCGATTGCAACTTTGTTCTCTTCCATCCAGGTACCTACGACATAGCTAAGATAGCTGTCGACCTTTTCTGAGAGCGAAGAAGCAATTTTAGTTGTTTCTTCATCCAGTTGGGAGCGGTAGTTTTCCTCAATGCGGGAGACTTCTTCTGCAAGTTTGGCCTTAACGGTTGATTCAAACAGCTGAGATGCCTTAGAACGGAAAGATTCGGAAAGAGAGGTTTCGGCCTGTAAGAGGACATCAAGGTTTTCCTTAACGTCATCTTTTTCTTTCTTGTCTTTTTCTTCTTCGTCATCGGCAGATTTCTCTGCTTCTGGTTGCTGTTCGTCTTCACCTTTTTCGTCGGCTTTTTCAGCTTCTGAATCGTCTTCGGAACCTGCCTTTGGTTCTTCAGCCTTTGGCGTCTCTTGTGGAGTCGTTAGAGTGCTGTAAACATTGGCAAGATCCTCAGTCTTCATTGTCGACATATGTTGGTACATTGCGTTGATGAGCCCAGCTTTGGTCTGTGGAGCCTGTGCAACTGGAGCAGCAGCAATAGCTGCGTCGGTAGCTGCAACGGACTTTTGAACCTCTGGTGCAAGTGCTGGAGACTCTGGTTTTCCCAGAGAATGTGGCGCAACCGCCACTGGAGCAGCACTTACTGCGGACGCAACTGCATCGGCGGCTGGTTTTACAGCATCCGCGGCAGGCGCATCGGTCGGTACAGCATTTGCTACTGGAGCATCAGCAGTACCTTCTTCGTCATCAAGCTTCTTCTTGCCTTGTTCCTCGCCAGAAACTTCAACATCTTCAACGAGTCCATCAGCAAGTAGTTCCTCAACAGTGATGTCTTCAATGAGATCGACTTGACCTTTTGATGTGTGTGACATATTTGTTTTAGATTTAGCCTACTATAATAGTATAGTGGTTAAAGTTTAGAGAGGATATCAAGCGAGAATTGCTTGTGATCAGTCTCTGTTAATTCACGAATCACCTTGGATGTATTCACGTTACCATAATTAGCATCTTCAGTTTTACCCATAATAGAAAGTCTTGAGCAATTATTTAAGAACAATTGCATCGAGAAAGTTTTTGAACACCCGTACCTGAGCTTCAATAAGCTGTTTGGACGGTGTACGGTTGATTTCTTTTTGAATCTTCTCGGCAATGATTTCATTACCGCGAACAAAGTATTCAACGCCTTCCATGATACCATTCACGAAGGCTTCTGGAGCAGAAGGATCCTGAACAATATCAATGGTGGAAAGTACAAAGTCGGATTTGACCGACATAATGTTGCCGTTGCGTTCCAGTGAACCCATACCGCGGCTCGAAACGCCAAGACGAACTCCGCCTTCAACAAGACCTTTTACGATATTGCCCATCGGAGTATTGAGGATGAGTGCCTTACCCATTACATTATGTCCGTCCCATTTAAGAGAGGTAATTCGATGTGAGACCTTATCAAGGTTTACGGTAGGACCATCTGGGTGATTCAGTTCACCAACTGCACGACCGGTCGTAACTTGCTCATTCACGTATTTTGCAACTGCTGGAGAAAGAACATTGTAGCGATAGATACGACCGTTGCGGTTTGCCTTTTCGGCTTGCATAAAGACGCCTTCGACGTAGGTTTTCTTTTCTGCACCGACGCCTTCGGTAATATAACCGATGTCACTATCGAGATGTTCTGTGATCAACTTCATTATTTTACCTCTGTTTTCTTGTTGTAAAGTTCCGAAGCCAAAGATGCTTTGCGTTCATCAAGAACGGCATTAATCTTGGATGTCATTACGCGAGTAAAGTTCTCATTGGCTTCCGAGGCTTTCCCGGACGCCAATGCTTTAATCATTGTGGTAATGTCATTATTCATTATGAAGCTATTTATATGTTTTTGTATTTAAACATTACTTACTCGGAGGCATTTCAGGTGCCGGATTTGCCATACCTTCAATTTCTGCCATTCTTTGTTCTTCAGCCGCCTGAGCAGAACCATCCTCATTCATTTCTGCATCCATCGTCTCAATGTCTTCGTCGGTCTGCTGAAGAATGTTACGGCGGACCCATGTGTCGGAGAAGTATTTGCCGATAAATGGTTGTGCAGCATTCAGAAGTTCAATACGATTTGTAAGGATTTCAGCTTCTTTTAGCTCGGTAAAGTAATTATCCTGACGGAAGTCAACCGTCATGTCCTCACGAATCTGCGGCCAATCCTCTTCGGTAATGATACCCTTGAGCATCAATTGAGTCTGAAGTAGATCAAAGAACATGATTGAGAACTTCTTGCGGAGACGGTCGACAAACTTTTGGAACTTGACCTCATCACGTGAAATCTCTGTGGTTCTACCAAGGCTGAATGGAGTTTCTGGCTCCATACGAGTGATTGGTACATTCAAGCAACGATAAAGTTTCTTTTGGAAGAACAGGATGTCGTCAATCTGACTTAGGTTCTCTCCGCCCGGAAGCGTAGAGATTTCTGTACCACGACCACCCTCGCGGCGCGGAAGCCAGAAGTCTTCAAGCATTGACATATGCTTACGGTCATCGCGAATTTCACCAGTCTGAGCATCATATACCAGCTTATTGCGGTACTGATTCATGATGGTGCGCATATATTCTTCCGCCTTACCCTTTGGAAGATTGCCCACATCAATGTAGAAAATACGGCGTTCCGGAGCACGTGCAAGACGATAGATGACCAATGAGTCTTCCATCATGCGCAGTTGATTCACGGGCTTGATTGCCTTATGGAGCGGAGACAGAACACGCTTACGGGTCGCATCAAGAATACCAGATGGCACATAACAGATTGCATCCTTATTAATCTTGAGCCCAATGTCCGACTTCTGAAGACCGCCATCCTGGTAGAGGTAATACTCATCAAGATTCTTAATGATTTTGGCACCCGTCTTTGGGTCCATTTCTTCTTTAATTTCACGGACCTTACGGATACGAAGTGCATCAACCGCCCGCAGTTCTTGAATACCCGCGTCGGGTTGGTTTTCATCAATGATCATATGATAGAACAAACGTCCATCAATGTACCATCTACGGAATATGTCCTGACCATTATTACTGAAATTGAGTAATTTACAGAGGTGATCAAACTCCCCACGAATTAGTTTCTTAATTGAAGCCGGCTGTTCCAGACGGTCCAAGTTAAGGTGTGCCGGAACATCGTCATGGTCTCCGACAATAGCTTCATTGACAATATCATCGATTGCCTGGTCGCACTCGGGCTGTTCAGCTGCAATACGATACTTGCGGATTAAATCAACATCCGTCTTTGCTGCATCTCCATCAAGGTCGAGATACTGACCATAGTAACCTCCGGCGGCAATCGCAGTGGAACCGTCCTCCGAGCTTGCGGGCACAAAAGAAACTGGTTGTTCTGCAATCTTCTTGCGTTTCTCAGCATCGCTGAGTTTTTCAAATTTCCATCCGAAAAATTCCATATTATATGTTGGGTTGAATAAAACAGGGGAGGGAATGACTCCTCCCCTGTTGTTTATTTATCCAAATAATTAGACTGTTGATTGAGCAGATTCCCAATAGAGCATCTGGAGCTCTACGCCGAATTCTTCAATTGTATTTTCCGAGTCATAGCTCAGATCGATTGCAGATACGGTTGTTGGGAAAACACCACGGAGGTCGTAACGCTTTGTTACTTCACCCGCTTTGTTGAGTTGTTCAACCGCCATATCTACGGTGTAGTCGGCTGGATTTGAACGACCGGTGTTCAGTGCATTACCATTGATACCGGACATCCAACGCTCAAAAGAGTTACGGATTTCCATGTTGGTATCATTGATGACGGTAATACCCCACGCTTCGAATACGCGGTCGCCTGCAATTTGCATTTGGCGTCCACGAAATGGAATAGTGATTGGGTTGATGATTGATGAAGGAAGCTGAGCCGCCTTGATCATGAATGCCGAAAGCTCTACGTTTCCGGCAGCATAAGCAGGGAAGTTGCAGGTAACCTTGAAAAGATTATTGCGGGCTCCACCACCTACTAGTTTTGACTTAAAGTCATTAATTCCTAGAATAGCCATGTGTTTATTCTCCTTTAATTAAATGTTAAGATTATTTACCAACCAGCTCAGAGAACTGAACACCAGAGCGGGTAGCAATGAAGCTCAGGGTGATGTAGTTGATCGAACGTGCTGGCTTGATATAGATTTCAGCACGGAACTCATTGCGGTCGACAACTTCTGCAGTATTGTTTGTGGTATCACATACAACCAAGAAGTCGGTGAGACCACGGCGACCTTGAACGTCACGGAGGAATGGCTCAACCATATTGCGAAACATTGCACGTGTGAATTCATCATTGAATTCAAACAGCTGAAATTTAGCAGCGGTAGCAATTGCCTTTTCAAGAACAATGAAGAGGCGACGAACATTAATGCGGTCGAATGCCGATGGCTTGGTAAGACCAGTTTTGTCACCAAAGAGGATGGTGCCCTGACCTGGGAACGAAACAATCGGATTTACGCTTGCTTTGTAGAGAGCATCACGGTCGGCAAGTTTTGCATTGTAAGCAAGCTTGGTAACGCCGAGGAGCTGTCCGCGGTTGAGACCTGCTGGTGAGAACCAAGCATCGGCAACCTGATCGGTATTGGCGCAAAGACCTGCAACGTGACCGCAAGCTGGAATCCAACGGTAGGTATCGGAATACTTATCGTAGATTTTGAGAGCGGTTGAATCGTATACAGCATATGAGCTATTGCCGTAGGTAGTATCTTGAGCATCTGCTGCCCAATCTCTTACGTCATCTGCTGGAGTTGCGGTACCAACCGAAGCCTCGATTGGAGGAGAAAGGAATACAAGAAGATCCTTACGGCTGTTTGCAATATCGCAAAGTTTTGCGGCAATGTCGGTTGCACCATCGGCATCGGCTCCTGCAAAGAGGAGGTTGACATCAACGGTTTCTGCATCTCTGAAGAGTTCCAGAGCTGTATTTACTGAAGAAGCAACAACAGTAACATCGGTACCGCCGGTAAGGCTGTAATTAACAACTGCATCGTCGGCAGAACTACCAATAAGGGCCGAATCAGCTTTAAGATACCACACATACTTTGAATTGTTATTCAGTACGTTCTTGTAGTAATTTGTTGAACCGTCTTCCTTGACTGCGTCTGAAACGGTCGAAACAAATTCATATTTCTCAAGAATCGTTCCAGAAGTACCGGTCCAGAGACCGTCTTCATCGACGATGACAATATGGAATTCATCGACGTCCGGTTGAGCAGTAAATTGATCAACGTAAGCCCAAGTAGAAAAAGCAGTGGTCCCACTTGTAGCTGAATGTGGGCAAACTGAAACCTTGAGCGAGTTACCTAATGTTCCTGGGTATTTTGCACCCCATGAGCCAACTGCTGATTCTTCGCCGGAGAAGCTTGAATCGTATTGATCACGGTTTTTAATCTGTACGCCGGAAGCTCCGAGGTTACCAGATGTTGCGTTCTTTGCGGTTGTTTCAACTGCGCGAACGACCTTGAGTGCCGTAGCATACTTCAAGAATGAAGCTGCTGTTAAAAATGATTGTGAAACTGCGGTGTCAGTTTTATAAGGAACGCCGAATACAGATGCGAGTTCTTTTTCAGAACCGATTGTACGGATTTCCTCAACTGGTCCCCAGCTGAAAGCACCTGCATAGCCACCGATAGAGGTGGATACTGCTGGTACGACGTTTGTTAGGTCAATTTCTTGAACCTGAACTCCTGGTGATACTTGGAATGCCATTAGTTTGTCCTCGTCAAATTTTGAGTTATAAGGTTGTAATAATACGGATGTTCAATGATCTATTTATAAATAGAAGGATTTAGAACAATCCGGTATTATACGACTGAGTCCAGACCTCTCCACCTTCGACGGTGTATTTTGGTTTTGTATCTTCAACTGCCGAAAAGTAACCGACCGGAACAAGTTCGTCCTCAATGTTTTTGAGTCTATCTGAATAGAGCATATGCTTCAGATTAATGTCGGACATGTTGATAAAGAAATCGGTTGCCACAAACCACGCAAACAGCACGAGAGTCATTACGGTATCATCATGGTTGCCGTCGGATGCTTCATATGAGCTACCGTCCTCAACAAAGGTGCTTAACTCTGAAATGGTGTCTGGATCCACGACCTTTAGTTTCTTTTGTTCGATAAGATCCTTGAGGTTACTGCAACCAATACGTTTTGTTTTCTTTGTGGTGGTAATACCGATGGCTCCATGCTTCACGATGGATTCCACAAACATATTCTCATACTCTAGGTCATAATAGAGACCATTACATACCACGGATCCCTGGTCGTTCGATTCGACCACGACATACGCATTGTTATAGTTCTTTGCATACTTATAGATCACATTCGGAAACAACAGCGGTGACATGAGATTGTCTCTGAATGTGCACACGGTATAGAATGGCTGCACCGAAACATCGAAGATGGTAAAGGTAGAAAAGTCCTGTCCTCTTCCCTTTGCCACGTCTACCGTCATCACGTAACGATGGTCGGAGATAGGTTTCTCATAGACCTTTACATTGTTCTGAGTATAGATTGCGGGCTCAGATTTTAATGCAAGAAGATTCTCGGCATTAATCAACGTTGAGCCTGTTCCGTGAAAGGAATTACCATACTCTTGCTCGAATTGCAGCGGCGATGTGTTGGCAATTGTCTGATTTTTCCATTTCTCGTCGCGTCCCGGAACGTCGAACCAGTCCACGCGAAACGGTTTGTACTCACTGACTCCTTGAACCGCACTCTCCCAAAGACGGTGGAATGTATTCCCGACACCGTTTGCCGTAGAGGTAATAATGACCTTGGATGTAGTACCCGATGTAATTACTGGGTATGTTGAGGTATAAAAGGTTGCTGCATTTTCAACAAAGGCAAATTCATCCAGGAACAATAGATTGATGGAAAGACCGCGGATCGAAGATCCAGAGGTTGCCGCGGCAATGATGCGCGAGTTGTTACTAAACTCGATTGAACCCTTATTCAAGGCGCGACAGCCCGGTTGTAGAAAGAATGGAAGGTTTTCAAGCGCAAGAGTAATACGTGCCAACATTTCACGCGCCGTCGAACCTTTATTGGCAAGGACTGCGATTGTCTTGTCGGGTTGGAATACTGCGTACCAAAGAATGTAGATGACCGAGCTAATTGACTTACCCGACTGGCGACACGCAAGAACAATGGAAAATCTATTATCAGTAAAATGGCTAAACATTTTTTCCTGATACGAATAAGGTTTAAATGGAACCAAGCCTCGATCCAGAGAAATTACCTTCACATACTTCTTTGCAAAGTAAATCGGGTCCTTCATGCACTTGAGGTACTCGTTTACTTCCTCATTCGTGAATTGCTGTTGAACGCCATCACGCTTGACCATCGGGTTACCGAGGTACCCCATCTCAGCATTTTTAAGGTGCATTTGTGACATTCTTTTCGAGAGTTTGAGACATTAAATGTTTCTGTAAATCTGTAACGGAACCCAGAAACACATTGTTGTTTGTCACACTACCAGTGGGACCCGTCGGAACTTCGCCTTTTTCTTTCTTCTTGACTTCCTTCTTCTGCTTCTGAAGTGCCATGAGCTTATCCGTCATGTCGGAAGTGTTCTTGAGCATATTGCTGAGTACCTCGAATGCGCGTGGATGTTCCGACTGTAACGCAAGTTCCATCATACCATCAATTGCCTTATTCGACTTATCCACGAGGTCCTTATATGTCTCGCGCGAAAATTTGTAATCGTCCTCAATCTCCCTATCCTGTTTTACTTCTGCAGTAATAGGAGCCACCGGAACAGCCGGTAAATGGTGTTCCAAGTTCTTTAACAGTTCTTCGCTTTTGCTCATAATAAAATTGAGTGCTTAAGGATTGGGTTCGTTAAACCCAAAATCCGTGATTGTCTGAACTATGGTATAGTCGTCGGGTGTGTCCTCAATGGAACCTAAGATTGTGTTGATATTTACATCGATCTTATCGTTTTGATTTGTAAGCAGGTTCACATCTGATACCTTAATGATTGCCTTATTTGAAACTGGTCCATAGAAACGGATGCGCGTCTCAAAATCCAAAGTATAGATAATTGCTCTGCGTTGAACAAAATCGCCTTCGTAGGTATCTTCCATGTTTACCGTTGTGAGCACAAACGGAAGGTCGGTCGTAAGATTTACCGAATCCAGCTCCTTGATTGTAACGGTATATTCGGGCTGAAAATATGGCAGAATCTGTTCAAGGATCTGAAGAGCATCGTCCTGATTCTTTGCCATAATCGAGAGCTGGAAGTTCATTCTGTACGGAGCAAAGGTCCGTACGATATGCTTCGTAAGTGTATCGCCCGCATCAATCGAGGTTACAACATTATTGCGGTTGATCTTTGTTGTCGCATCATACACAATGTTTGTAATCTCAAACGACATACGCGGTAGCTTCATTGCGACCTTATTGTCCTGAAGGTCCTTCTGTTCGTCGAGACGCTGAAGGAACTTGGCTTTGGGACCATACGAAAGCGGAACACGCACCGAATGCACTACGTGACCCGATTGGTCTTTGCGTATTACATTGATGTTATTGAAGATTGTTCCGAAGACCGAAACAACTCTACGAATATGAGAATGATAAAAGTGTCCGCTTGTCATAGATTAAAGAGCGGCAATTCTTGTTTTAAAGTCGGCAAAATCTGTACTATCTGCAACCAATGTTTTTAATCCGGATATGCTAATGAATTGTGATTCACCAGTGCTGTCTAAAATGTCGCCGGCAGCAGGTAATGTTAAATCTCCATCAGTGTCAAATCTCCAATTTTTAGTATTTGTGTTGGTACCAATGACAACATCGCCGCCGTTCTTTTCGATCTTAACAAACTGGTCATCGTCACCAAGATAGATATCGGTTGTTACGGAATTGCCCGAGATTAAATGTACGTGACTGTGTTCCGAACTATTAATACCATTGTTAGTTACGGTAACAAAGGTTCCCGTAGGCATTGCATTATATTCAAAATTATAGTATAATGCCGGATCATTTTCAGTTTGATAATCTGTCGAACGAGTACCATTAACAGTAGTTAGAGTAAAAGTGAATTCGGTAATGTCACTATTGGCGGGTATGGTCCAGGTGACCGTTTCGGCAATAGGTCCTGTAGTTCCGTCAAAAACCACATTACCAGTGAGAGCCCGACCCAACGATTGTTGGGTTACACCGGTACCAGTAATTTCATAATTGACTGTTCCAAAATAATTTCCTTGCGAAAGCTGATTGACCGAGATTGTAATTGGGCTACCATATACAATGTGACCACTCGAAGTGACCGACCATGTCGATGATGTAGGACGAATTACTAAACTTTGTCCGGCAGCTGCTCCGGGTGGTGTAATTACAATTGTAGTAGCCGTATCAGTTATATTAGCGCCTTCGGGAAATGTGAGTTCACCCGTAGCATTAAGTATAACTTCGTAACTGCCATTAATTAATCTATCTTCCGTTGCACGTGTTCCTTGTGCACCAGTAATACCCTGGACACCTTGTGCACCTTGTGTACCTTGAAGTCCTTGTACACCTTGTGTACCTTGAGCTCCGTTAGATCCCACGAATCCTGCGGTACCTTGAATTCCCTGAGCTCCAGTGATACCTTGAGCTCCAGTGATACCCTGACGCCCTTGAATTCCCTGAGTGCCTTGCGCACCTTGTACTCCTTGCACCGCGCCTAGGTTATACAGTTCGGTAAAATTGGCATTGGCCTTTGTAAAGGCTGCACGAATTGTGTCGCCCGTTCTATCGTTGGCGACTGTTCCTGTTAAAATAGTTTGCTTTGCCATGTTATTGGGTATCGGCTGTTAGTGTTGTAGAGTCTGCGTAGATTCCTGTTGAATCTGCACGGTAAGATGAATTTGACGGAATGAGAGGCGGCTCCGAGAAACCAATCTCACCGAATGGATTGTTTTCGGTAAAGTCGATAATGTCGAGTCCTTGTTTCTCAAAATCATAGTTCTGTGCTCCCTCGGCATTACCGTTAAATGTAAGATTCTCACTTGCGGTATCAAGGTCGTATACCTTTGTAATGTCCCATTCTGCGCCACTGGTAAGACCGACAAGAGGTCCAAGACCAAACCTGCCAAAGTTGCCGTTGCTCATCCGAATCTCTCCGAGACCGATACGGAGTTCACTATTTGGATTCTCTGGAATTATTTGGTTGAAACGTAGTACCTTACCAAAGATTTCAACCGCATCGGTAGATTGAGTTGCAGGAGAAACAATTTGTTTTACAGTTTCACCAATGACAAAGTTAGTTTCATTTGAATTCTCAATAGCAAAGAAATACTCGGTCGCAAATTTCTCTTGAATAGAATCAATCTCCTTGATACCCGTAGAGAAGTCCTCGTCGGAGTATTCAAACATCTCACATTGTAATTTGTAGACTGGAACCTTGGAAAGTTGGTAGAACGGAGACTTGTGTTCAACAAACTTAATGACAAAGAACGAACGAGTGAGCGGGAAGAAGATAAGGTCGCCTTCATTCGGCCGACCCGAAACAATCTCATTATTGTAGAGACCAATAAGTTTTTCCCATTGACGCTTTGAAACTACAAAGGTTGCTTGGTCGCGAATCTCAAGACCAAACTTTGTGAACAGTGTACCATCTCCGTCAAATCCATCCACATTCTCAAGGTACATTTCAATGACATATGCCTCTGTGAATTTTGATTCAACGTCCTCATTTAAAATCATATCACGTGAGACCATACTACGAGGAATGTAGTACATCTCATGACCATAGATTTTGAGTGCTTCTGTAACTAAATCTTCATAAAGATTCTGTTCAGACTTCGCACCCTGCGAAAAATAAACATTACGCGGCATAGGTTAACCAACAAGAAAATCCACTGGCTTTGCGTATCTGAGTTCCATGTCAATCTCAAGTTTTTGAATTTCTGCATTGGCATCTTCAAGAATCTTCATGCCATTCATCGTGACGCCGCCTGGAAGTTGCATACCTTCAAACTTGCTCATATTCTGACCCCATTGGCGCTTGATCAATGCCGTGGCGTATTTCTTGAGGAACATATCATTGTACACCTTGGTGTGCGCACCAGAACCATCTCTCTCAAGAGTTTCATATGCCTCAATGATGATCCAATCTCCCACGGCAATAGTGTAAGAGAAGTCCATATCAATGAACAAACGATTCATATGGCGGTTAAACCGGATCGGAGGAACACCATTCAGAATCATATCCAGCATCTCAAGGAACTGACGGGTCTCAACATAATTCACCAGTGCTCCTGCATACTGAAGATCATAAATGTCATTTAAATGCATTTGGTAACGCGCCGACCACATACCCGATGAATTGGATGAGTTGTTGTTGAGTGGTAGCACTCTTGTAATAAACAAGCAGCTATCCGGAAGGTCGACATATTTCTGTGCCGCAATTTCGGTGGTCACCTGAACCTTACGATACGTTTTGAGCGTAGCGTCCATATGATATTCGTTCCAGAATTGGAACGCCTCGTCGATACGGTCATTTACCTGATCGTCATCAACATTAATCTCCAGAACAGGAGCGCCGAGCGAACGGAGGCAATAGTCAATTAATTCTTGTCTAGATGATGGTGCAGGCATATCATCTATTTATATGTTTCTACCACTTACCTATTGGGCACTTTAAAGACGTAAATCGAGCCTTGGCTTCCATAAAACAACCGCACTTAGTGCATCTATTCTGATTATAGAATTCACAGGCTGCACAAGTATTCATTCGAGCCTTAACAATTTCTGCAGACGCCATAATCGTCTGACCCTGTTCGTTCTTTATTAATTTATGCAAATCACCAAATAGGTTGGAGACCTGTGTTTTAATTGGTGGTACCGTCGTCATACTGTATTATATCACCTTCCTGAAGAGCGATCAATTCATTTTGTTGGTTTCTCAACCAGAACACATCGCCTATCAGAATCTCTTTTACTACTCGGTACCCATGGCAAATTGTAGTTTGGTCACCACGAATGAGAAAAAGAGTACCTTTAGAAGTACCATCCTTACGAGACGCAATAAAAGCATCGCCGAGAGTCTGCCGTGTAATTAATGGTAAAGTTTTCATGAGCAACTTGATGGATTGGCGGTATAAGAACCATCATATGTATTTACCGTTCCTTCCCATGCACACGAAGTGGTAAATGCATAGGTTCCTGCATTACCAGGATCATTGGTATCGCTTACATCATAACCAGAACCACCGTAGCACGTCGTCCAATCTGCAGATGCATTACCTCCGGGACCGTAATAGACTTCATAGGTATAACAATTATGTTTTGCCATAAAGTAATTTGAAATATCGGTTCCATTTACTTTATAACCTACGTCGCTCACCTTTGTGGTCGAGCCTATTGCCTGATAACGAGAATTTAAATCTGAACCTCCTACCTGGTAATTCGTACCTCCGGCGCCGCTACCCGCCATAAAAATATCATCTAGGTCGGTGCCATTTGCCTTATAATTGCTTCCCATGATTAACCCCGCTTTTCAAGTTTTTCAAGTCGGATTAGAATATCTTTTATTGATTCGATTAGTATTGCGCTAATACGGCTGTAATCGACGGAGTTCGGTCGGCCGTTATTATCCAAAGCGACAACTTCAGGTAGCATCCGTGCTGCTTCTTCGGCAATGACACCAATTTCATTTTTCTTAGAATTATCAACTAAATCGTATCGGACACCGCGGAGACTTTTTACAATATTTGTTGCATTGGAAAGTGTAACGACATTTTTCTTATATCGAATAGATGATGTTGAATTAAAGCTACCAGCCGTAACCGAATTAAAACTCACATCATTGTAGTTATTTAGGTCCTGATTGGCTCCGGGACCTGCACTACCTTGCGTACCTTGAGCGCCGTTTGATCCATTAGTCCCGGCGGTACCCATTGCGCCTTGAGCTCCTGTTGCGCCTGTGGATCCTATAGCACCTTGAGCTCCAGTTGCACCAGTGGATCCTATAGCACCTTGAGCTCCAGTTGCACCAGTGGATCCTATAGCACCTTGAGCTCCTGTTGCGCCTGTGGATCCTGTTGCGCCTGTGGATCCTATAGCACCTTGAGCTCCTGTTGATCCTGTTGCACCAGTGGATCCTATAGCACCTTGAGCTCCAGTCGATCCTGTTGCACCAGTGGATCCTATTGCGCCTTGAGCTCCAGTCGATCCTGTTGCACCAGTGGATCCTATAGCACCTTGAGCTCCTGTTGCGCCAGTGGATCCTATAGCACCTTGAGCTCCTTGAATACCGGTGCCCGCATTTCCAGCAGTTCCT